AATCCTGGGCAACTTTTTGTTGCTCAGGAACTTATAAATAAAGTTAAATTATAGTGTTGCGGAATTAAGGTTGAACATATCCATCACGTTCTTTTGGGTAAAACCGCCTGCAAACAAGCCGAGATTATTAAGTTCCTTCTTGATACGGTTAGCCGCATTCAGACGATCCATCTGATAGGAAGGCATTACGCTCTGCTTGGCTTCCTCACGAAGGCGATAATAGGTAGCACGCTGAATTTCCTGTGCTAACTCCGAATAATGCTTCTTCAAATCGCTCACGCTCTTGATTTCGATACCCAACTTAGAGATATACTGGCGAAAATCACGATTAAATCGGGCTATCTGCGTATTTCGGGCATTCTGCGATACGTTCAGGGCTTCGAGTGTAGTTTTATAAGAATGGAGTTTTCGGGTAAGCGTATCAGTTTGAGACTGCGCTTCTTTCAACTTATCTTTCCAGGCATTAGCTTTGCGTGCTGCCTCTGCCTCCGCAGCAGCAGCTTCTCTATCCGCTTCCACAAAAGACCATACCACACCTACGGCGGTGACAATCGCACTTGCAATAGCTACATAAGGATTTACCTTGGCTGCTGAATTAAACAACGTTTGCGCAGCTGCTGCAGCTTTTATCGCCTTACCTAATTCCCAAAGAAACGAAACGGCTTTATAGATACCTAGAGCAGCAACATAGTTAGCGATGAGAGGAAGGAGAGTTACAAATACCTTGCAAGCAGTAATCACACTCCACATGGCTGCCTGAAGTGTATTCTTGAATATCGGGCTTTGCAAGATCATCTGCGACATATCGTACCAAGCCTGCGCCATAGACTTTACACTTTCCACACCATCTGGATTGATAAAAGCCTTCTCCCAAAGGTTATTGGCTCTATCCAATATACCTGCGGCAGACTGCTGCTGCATCGTGTACTCGCTGGTTACAGCAGTTGCCTCCTCGAATGCCTCCTTAGACTCGTAGAGATGATCCTTCAGTACATCTACGTTCTTAGACATAGTTACCATGGCGGTAACGAGTCGCTGACCATCAGAACCAAGGTCTTTGAAGATGCCGCCAAGGGCATTCATATTACCCTTGTCTCGCATCTTTTCAAGTACCATCACGATGGCATCCATTGCGTTGCCTGCTGCATACATTCTTTTGATGGTACCATCCGGAATGCCCAAATCTTTCTCGATAAGATTATGGTTCTTCTGCAAGGCTACGATGAACTTAGACATCGCCGTGGCACTCACTTCCGGCATCAGGAAGAGAGAATCGGATGCAGAACCGAGAGCCAACAACTGGTCGGTAGTGATACCTGCAGTACGGCTCACACCGGTTAATCGCTTGGCGAACTCCACGATATTGGTAGATGTAGAAGTAGATGTAGAAGACAGTTTGAACATAGCCGAACCCGTAGCAAGCATCGCTTTTTCGATACCCATCTTCGGGATAAGACCCATCGTCTCCACCATTTTAGAAAGAGCCGGCAGCGCTTCCTCGCCCATTTCCTCACCAATGGCTACATTGATCTGGTCGGCAGCAGCTACGAACTGCTTCATACCTTCCACGCCATACTTACCCATACCAAGTTTTGCACCCTGGTAGGCAAGTTGAGCCAAGCCATCGACGGAAGTACGAGTATCTATCTTAGCCAATTCCTCAGACAACTTATTGACATCCTGCATCGTGAGTCCGGACACCTTACGAATATCCGTCAAAGAAGAAGAGTATTCAAAATTCTTCTTGATAGCAGAAGTAACTGTATCTTTGATAGCATTGAATACTCCGAATAAACCCACGTATGCCGTAAGATTCTTCACTGCCGTCTGCCAGGAATTGCTTTGTTTGCTTATAGCTCCAGTAGCGTTTTCGATATTCTTCTTTAAATCCTTCAGCTCTTTCTGCTTCTCGTTAAACTCCTTGCTTTTGGTATTTAACTGATTCAGCTCTTCGGAAAGCTGATTGTAAGCCTGTTTTAGCTCATTGATAGAAGCCTTTCCCTTCTTCCCTCTCTCGATAACATCATTAAGTTGAGTATGCGAAAGATAGGTGCCTTTCAGGGCTTTCTCCAACATGGCATACTGCTGACGGAGTTTTGCCACCTCCTGCGAACCTACAGGCAACTTCTGAATCTGCTTTTGAATAGCATCCATTGCCGCCTTAATATCTTCTGCAGGATGTCCGTTAGGGTTAGCCAGAATCTTTAAGAGCGTCAAAGAATCCATAGAAGCCTTCTGAGCTTTACCGGAAACCGCCTCCAGGCGTTTTTCGATGGTAGCAAGGTCTTCATTATAGGAATTAATCTTCTTCTCATCTGATAAATCAGTATTATCCCTAGCTTCCGTAAGGGTTGTCTTTGCCCTGCGCAAATCAGATGCAGATGCGTGCTTTCTGTTAACGATGCCAGTAGCCTCCCAAACACTCATCTTGCCTTTGCGCCTATCCTCCTCCGCCTCCAGTTGTTTCAAAGTGTCGAGATTAGACTGATAGCTGGCATCGGTTTTTTTTAAAGAGGAAACGAGTTCTCTCTGCTGAGTAAGAGCCTTACTGAGCCATTGGTCGGATTGCTCATCAACATCCTTCAATCCTTCTTTAATCTTCACATACTTACCTTCGAGCAGACGTATCTCATCGCCTACTTCCTTCATCATCGCGCGGATGGAATTAGCCTGTTCCATCTCTGCCTCTGACAAACCTTCGAGCTGACGCTTGCCGTCGCCCAATGCACGGCGCAGGTTGCGAAGTGAAGTATTACTGAGCTGGTTTACTACGCTCTGCAAACGCTCATTGGCCGAAATATCCTTAATCTGTGCAGAAGCCAGCAAATCATACTGCTTCTTCAAATCCTTGATGGTGGCATCGAGGGCTTTATATGGGTCGGTATTTGGCTTCAGGTTTTTCAGCTTCGCCTGAGCCACATCTATCTGGTCGGATATACCCGCTGCTGCCTCCTGCAACTGCTTCAGTACCTGGAGCGGCTGCTGACCGTTGAGCGTGATGATAGCCTCTGTTTTATTCTTTGCCATTGCTTTTTATTTTTTAATGTTTATTTTTTGAGGATATGAGAATGGAATCGCCAGGAACGGGGGCGAGATGGGTTACTCGTCTTTGCCTTCCAGGGCGTTCATTATCTGCAACAAGCCTTGGTAGCCATAGTAATCGGCAAGATGATTTTCGTATCTTGTTTTCAGTCTGCGGACGGTTCGCATGATGGCAGGGCGGTGAGATTTACCTGCCCTTCTATCCCACTTGCCGATATAGCGGGTTTTAAACTTGGCTTTCTTTGAGCGGTCCACCTTATCGGCAGTGATATGGGCTGCAGGGTCACGAGGATCACCCGTCAAACCTACACCAATATCCACATATCGGAGATAATCGTTATAACGGATTCCTACCATCAGATTACCCGTCTTTTCATCAGCCTGATATACCGTACCCTCAAAGGATTTCTTACCTTCACCCGTAGAATACCACATGCCGTGTTCCTCGCGGTATTTGTTCACCTTCTCATAGCCGCGATATACTTCTACCGGATAAATCTTCTGGGTATTGAAGTTGACTTCTATATCAAGAAGGGCTTGTTTCAGATATACACCTGCCACCTCTTTCAGGGGTGCAAAAGGCGACTTAATAGGTTGGGTTCTGATAGGCATGACTTATCCCTCCTTTCCGTCTTCTGTCGATGCAGGAATGATATATTTCTGCTCCTTTTCACATTGGAAATTATAGAGCGGACGGATAGTCTGCCAATAACAATCAGCAAGGAGCCAGCTCGGACCACGGAAAAGAGGATTTACACCATAGGCAAAACTCTCTATATCAATGGATGATAACTCTATGCCCAACTTAGGCTCTTCCGTCTTGAAGTTTCTGCCCGTGATAGGACAGATACCTGTGCGGCGAAGCTGAGTGAGATAAGACGCAAGGTCTTCGCAATACTCCATCAGATCATCCGATGCAGCCTGCAATTTGCCGCCATCATATCTGCCCAACGTAGCAGAGGAGTCTTTCAGTCTGGTAAGGAAACAGACCTGATAAGTAATCAGGGCTTGCTTATCCGATTTCAACTCTCCGGAGTTAACTACACGATAGAGCATACAGGGAGAGTGGATGATATTGGCGTTACGGGTAAAGATATTTTCCTCATCAATATCACGAATACGAAAGAAACTCTGTTCTTCCAGCTTCTTACTTGTCGGGTTATGAGATAAGGGCTTATATATCGTAGCCCAATGTTCCAAAACATTTGATATTGTCATAATTCAAAGAGATTTTAACACATTATTAACTGATAGCGTACAGAAATTAAGAGATATTGGCACATTATATGCCCATTACCGGGTCTGCAGGTTTCTGCGGAATCCAGTCGTCATTATCATCTTCTTTCTTCTTATCCTCTTCCGGAGTAGCCTCTTCCTTGTTGCCCTCTTCTTCTTCCTTCATCAAGTCTTTCAGCTTCACGTTAAAATGCCTTTCGGTTTTATCGGCCACAATCTTCTGCATCACTCTTGCCCAGGGTGCCCCATTGCAGGTGCTCTCGTTTTCGAGGATGCTCACGAGCTGCACACCACAATAAATGGCGGCAAGATAGTTGGCGAGATGGAGAGGGTTCTGGAAATCGAGTATGACGGTATCCACCATCGTGGCCAAGAATATCGCAAGGATGAGGACGGAGAAATCCTTCACCATCTTTGCCATTTTCTTAGATTTCAGTTTCCCGTCGATCTTGCATCGAGGGTCTTTCTTGATAGCCTCACGATAGCGGGAATAGATGCGGCAGTTGCAGCGCCACGCCGTGTAGCAGTCGCAGACAAGGGCGAAGAAGCATACGGCAATGTAGTTAAGAGATGGTTCCAGTGTGCACCACACTAAGCCGATAATGGCTGCAAGAAACCTTGTAAGAGTTGGAATTAAACTTTGCATTTCTTTTTTCTTTTTATTGTTATCCTATGTTTTTTAATACGATACAAAGGTATCGGTTTTTTATTGAGAGATGGGGACAAAAGGGATTGAGGGACCTGCGATGGAATCGCTGGGAACGGAGGCGTAAGGGGTGCTATTTCAAAGATAGGGGGTTCGGGGGTTGTCCCAACCGTTTAGGGGCAATTTCGTAATTTTGTGGGCAGATAAAGAAATTAAAAAGGCGCAAAATGATAAATGAGCAATTACAGAAAAAGATAGATCAGTCTATCCGACTCCTGCAAAGCGTACAGAAAAGGTACGATGGAGAGATAGAACTGGCTTATTCGGGCGGCAAGGATAGTGATGTGATCCTGCAGCTTGCCAAGGAAGCTGGTATCAGATATAGGGCGATATACAAGAATACCACCATCGACCCACCAGGCACTATCGCCCACGTGAAGGAGATGGGTGTGGAAATTCTCAGACCGAAAGAGAATTTCTTTCAGCTTATCGCCAAGAAGGGATTCCCTTCTCGCTTCTCCCGTTTCTGTTGTGAGGCTCTGAAAGAGTATAAGGTACTCGATAAAACCGTTATCGGTGTGCGCAAAGCGGAAAGCAGAGCGAGAAAGGAAAGATATAACGAGCCTACCGAGTGCCGATATTTTGGTGCAAAGAAAGAAGAGAACCATGTGGAGCAGATTTACCCTATCTTAGAGTGGACTGATGAGGACGTAAGGGATTTCATTCTTGATAGAGGTTTGAAGCTGGCTCCACTCTACTATGATACGGGGGGGGCAAATCGACGTTACCCGAAGACTCGGTTGTATGTGCTGTCCGCTGGCTTCAAGACGCAAGCGCCTTATCGAGTTTCAGAAGCATCCCCGCATAGCGAAGGCTTACCTGCGTGCCGGACAGAAGTACTTAAATACGCATCCTAACTGCACGGCGCTGAAACGCTACGATAGCGTATATGAATGGTTCACACGTGATGTGTTCTATTCTAATAATAAGGAGTGGAATAAGGTGAACGGACCGCTATTCGGCAAGCCCGATTACAAGCAGTTTCTGGAAGGTCAGTTTGGTATCGATCTTACCATATAGCGTTTCGGGGTTCGGGGTTTTTGAACACGAATGACACGAATTTTCGTCTTCCTATCCCCCACCAATTATACATTTATACATTAAACATTAATAAGGAATGAGCCAATTAACACAGAACACCCTGCAGAGGATAGACAAATGGCTATCAAATGGTCTCAGCATGGAGACGATGTTCCCCAAACTGGAACAGCGGTACCGCATGCAGATTTGTGCTGAGTTCTACAAGCGATGGGTGCAGAACAACGACATAGACCCGCGTACCACCTGCCGCAATATCGCACGGCGCGATTATACGCTCTTCGTGAACCAGGCAGGACAGGGCAACAAAGAGGCGCAGGAAATGGTGATGGCGCTGCATATTGATATTGACGATGAAGGCAATATCAAACCTCGCACGGTTACGGAACTGAATAATGATGTGGCGGTATGCAACCATATCATCCGCTTCTTTCAGACCGACGAAAGTCCTCGCCACAAGGCGATGTATCTGAGCAGCGCTGAATGGCTCATCCGCACGGGTAAGCAGCAGAACAACGACCGCGCGGTGGATAAGGGTATGCAAGCCCTGGCTAATGTATATGGTAACTTCGTGGAGGATAAGGATGCTACGGATGAGATGCCGGATATGAGCCGCATTGCCATTACGCAGGATGTAAGCATCGTGAAGCACGATCGCATCAACTATACCGATGAGTACAAGCGCAAGATGGCTCGCAAGTACGGTTTGACGGTGAAGGATATGCAGCAGATAGCCGATGAGGAGAGTCTGAATGCTACTCCGGAAAAAGCTCCTGATTACTTCGACTACATGGAAGAGGTGATGGAAGAGAAGGAGGCTGACAAACAGGCTAAAGAAATGAAGGAGGAACCAGCCGATGAGTAAGCGATACGGAAATCATCATCCCAACAAGATACCTCCCTTCCGTCCTGATCCGGAACACTGGACGAGGAAAAGCAGCCACGGCTGGAAAGCCAAGGTTGCCTACGAGAGTGAGGATGAAGCCTGCGAGTTCCTGAAACTGCACCCTAAAATCATGGCTGCCGGATATACGGCTTATCAGTGCAAGGTTTGCTCGAAATGGCATGTAGGAAAGTTAAGAGTTAATAATTTATAGTTTAGACTTTATGACAAAAGACAAAATACTTGAAATCGTTTCACTTCAATGCCCTACTTGTGGTGGGGGTATTGTTTGGTGCGGAGAGAACGACGTACCAAATGGTCGAGTAGAAAATACATATCGCTGTGACCGATGCGGTACCACATTCACTAGCTTGGAACCAACCGAAGAAGATAAGTTTAACGATTATGCCGATTATTGGAACGGAAATGGTGACGACCTACTGGAATGCAATAGGATATACAATGAGGATTGCTTGAAGGGGATCAAGAAGATTGGCAAGGATTCAATCTCACTGATAATAACCGACCCGCCATACGCAATTTCTCGGGATTCTAACTATGCTAAGTCTAAGCCAACAGGAAAAGACACCGACAGATTTCGTATATCCATTGATTTTGGGGAATGGGACCAACCTGACGCTTTTGATATAAAAAAGATGATTAAGGAATCATATCGATGTCTAAAGGATGGCGGATATATCGTCTGCTTTTACGATTTGTGGAAAATCAATATCGTAAAAGAAGCGATGGAGGAAGCGGGCTTTAATCAGCTACGATTGATAGAGTGGCAGAAGACAAACCCCGTTCCTATTAATAGTAAGATTAACTATCTCACGAACGCCAAGGAATTTGCCGTTTGTGCCGTAAAAGGTTCGTCTCCTATATTCAAAAGCGAGTACGATAATGGCGTATATTCTTACCCTATCTGCCATGAAAAGGATAGATTTCCCCCTACCCAAAAGCCAGTAGATTTGATTCGGAAAATCATAACCAAGCATTATAATGAAGGTGATTTGGTTCTCGATAACTGCATGGGCAGCGGCACTACCGCCATCGCCTGCATCAGAGAAAAGAGAAACTTCATCGGCTTTGAGCTGAACAAAGAATATTACGACAAGGCTTGCAAGCGTATTCAGCTTGAAATGGCGCAGCCAAGCCTATTCTAAAACATATAATTACAATGGAATTAAATAAGATTTATAATGAGGATTGCCTGGTAGGAATGAAAAAGATTCCGAACGCAAGCGTGGATTGCATTATCTGCGATTTGCCTTATGGCGTTCTCAATAAAAAGAGTGAGGGCGGTGGCTGGGATAGCATTATCCCGCTTGAGCCATTATGGAAGGAATATCTGCGCATAACCAAACCCAATGCAGCCATTATCCTTTTCTGCCAGGGTATGTTTACCGCACAACTTATGATGTCGCAGCCGAAACTCTGGAAATATAATCTTATTTGGAGCAAACAGCGGGTAACAGGCTTTCTGAATGCCAACAAAATGCCTCTGCGCTCGCATGAGGATATAGCAGTATTCTATCGGAAACAACCTATCTACAATCCTCAGATGGTAAAATGTGCGCCACATCAAAGGAATCATCGAAGAGGCGATGGTTCTCATAGTTTAAAGCGAGGTTGCTACGGCGATCATAAAGAAGTGCCTACTATCGTATCAGATGAAAAATTCCCAAAGAGCATTATATGCTTCGACAAAGAACATTCTGCCGATACCTTCCACCCTACGCAAAAGCCAGTAGCTCTTATCCAGTATCTTATATGTACTTATACTAATGTGGGGGGGTGCGTTCTTGATAACTGCATGGGCAGCGGCACTACCGCCATCGCCTGTATCAGGGAAAAGAGGAACTTCATCGGATTTGAATTAAACAAAGAATATTACGACAAGGCTTGTAAGCGCATTCAGCTTGAAATGATGCAGCCTTCTCTGTTTTAAAATCAACATACATTCAGGATAACATTTTTATTTTTATGCAACAACCACATTTGATATACCTAACAAAATTTCAGCAGCAGTCATTATATATGGCTGCGAAGGACGAAAGGGTGATTGCTGCAAGACGTGTGGGTAAAACCGACGGTCTTGTGGCTCCTTACGTCTGGATGGCTTCTAACTCTATGCCCGGTATGCTGGGAGCCTGGGTAGCCGTATCACGACAGCAGGGATTCGGCAAGACTATCCCTGGTACCATGGCTGCCATGGAACGAATGTTCGGCTTTACGCAGGGCATTCATTTCGGTTGGGGGCGACCACCGAAGCACGCCCGTGAGGCTATCTTCAAGCCGAAAAGCTATGACAATATTATTTGGTTTGCGAATGGCGCCCAGTGGGTGCTCATCTCCCTCTCGCAGACCGCAAGCGCCAACAGTTACACTTTTTCGGCGATGGTAGGTGACGAGGCGAGATTCTTCCCTTACAAGAAAGTAACCGATGAGTTGATGCCGGCGTTATCAGGTCAGACTCACCCTTTGGGCAACATCAACTTTACTGATTACAACCCGCTCTACAAATCGACGAGATTCCTATCTGATGCTTCGCTTACTACCAAGGGCAGTTGGCTGGAGCGCGAGGAGGAGAAGCTTGATCTTACAATAGAATCAGGTAAATTTCAAGGCAAGACTTACAGATGGGTGCAGGAGCAGTTGGAAGACTATGCCAACAAGATTATCCGCTACAACGACCTTATCTATAATGCCAAGAAGACCGGGCATACTCCCCATGCCGTGCCACCCGATTTGAGATTGATGATACGTGCCATCGCCATCAAGATGATTAAGCACGAGGGGCAGTTTAAGATTCTGCCTAACCATGGCAACCAGCTCACCAAGAACATGGTGGATATGGCGGTAAACTATAAGCTGGTGGATGCAGCGGATGCAGAACTCATCTATGATTATGAATATCTGTTTACGGAAGAAGAATGGTGGGAAATGCAGATGTTTGACAAGGCGGATAAGTTTCGAGACGACTATCTGAGAGAGCTTCGCCGTTCTGCATTCCTCGTTAGGCGTGCTTCTACCCTCGACAATGTAGATTTGCTTACGGAAGACTATATCCGCACGATGAAGCGAGATTTGCCTAACTATACCTTCATGGTTTCCATCCTGAACGTGAAAATCAAAAAATCTAATGATGGTTTCTATTCTAACCTGGATATAGATCATGTTCACGGTTACACCTGCGATGAGATAGACCCCCTTTCGCAAGCCAACTGGAGCACTCAGAAGACTACGGGCATCATCGGTGGCAAGAAGATTACATCAGAAAGCTATCAGCCGGACTTTAAGGAACTGTCCGAGAGAAACGACTGCCGTATGGATGCCGACTGCGTGAACGACCTCCCTCTCTATCTCGCATTTGACTATAACGCCAACATCAATACGTTGGTGGTAGGTCAGGTATATCAACGTGACGGAGTGGAGGCAGTGAATGTAATCAAGAGCTTCTATGTAAAGAACGAGCGCAAGCTGAGGGAGTTGGTAGATGATTTCTCACATTATTATGCTCCGAAGAGGGCCGTGAACCGTGATGTGGTTTACTACTACGATGCCACCGCAAAGCAGGGTGCATCGTATGCTTTGACCGATGAGAAATTCTACCAGGCAGTCATAAAAGAGTTGGAGCGCAATGGCTGGAACGTGACGGCGATAGATATGGGTGTGCCGGAAAAGCATGAGGTGAAGCATCGCATCATCAATAATGGTCTTGCCGGCATAGAATATCCTGCTATTCGTATCAATCAGCCTAACAATCCCGACCTGATTATAGCCTTGCAGCTCTGTGAAGTAAGCATCGGCTATCAGGGATTCAGAAAGGATAAGAGTCAGGAGAAGAAACCGGAAACGGAAGACAACCTGCCGTTGCAGCAGCGTACTGACTTCACCGATGCCTTCGACTCGCTATATATGGGATGCAAATTCTGGCGAGGAAATATCGGCTGGTTCGTGCTTCCGGACGGAAGGAACGTTTAAAGATAAAAGGGCGGATGTCATCACGACACCCGCCCTTCTGCGTTTTTGGAAATTAATACATTATCTATATATATAAGAAATATCTAAAAAGTAAATGGGAAAAGGCTCTCCCGCTTCGCAGTGAAAAAGCCCTTATAATCATAATGAATAATCTAAAACGCTGCAACTCCTTGCAGCCGGGTAATTACATAACCTAATAACTCATTAAATATTTAGAACGAATAAGTTTCTTTATTTATTTCTATTTGCAAAGGTAATACTTTTCCTTCTAATGGGTAGGACAAAGTATCGCCTCATAGCTTCTTTACCAGCAGCAGCGGACCGCCTATGCCACAAGCCGTCACCACGTAGCCAAGGCGCTTGTACCACTGAAGAACGAAAGACTCGCTCTCCTTATCATATTCCAACTGCACAGACTTGCGTCCCAATTTCTTGGCTTCCTTCTCCGCAGTCTCCATCAGAAGGTGTGCCACACCCTGCTTGCGATATTTCTCATCCACCCAAAGGTTATAGATGGCGCAATCGGCATGCTGGTAATATTTATCCTTATACTCTCCAGGCTTCGGTATCTCCACCTGCACGGTGCCGTGGTTGATTTCATCTACGACAATGATTTTCTTGTCGCATATCCAATCTTGAATCTGTATCATTAATCTATAAATCTTTTAATCATTAAAATGCGTCTTTAGTATCACTATCTTTTCTAAGATTGTCATAAAAATCCTTTGGACACATGCAATCCCAGAAGTTATCTGCTGGCGCATTATATCTGTTGCCAAAGAAATCACAGGCGCAGTTTACGCTTGTCTGGTTGAAAGCGATCGCCTCTATGTCATTTATGCTGTGAACCTTAATAAAGGCACTCAACTTTTCGTATTGTTGTGGATATATACCTCCACACTCGTCAGCGACAACCTTTAAGCATTCAAGATAAACTGGTATATCTTCGCCTAGAACCTTTGCAAAATCAAAGGTAGATCTGAATACCATCATTTCCTCATAAGTTAAGCGGAAATCTTTCTGTAGATCCTCGATCTCCTTTTTGGATGAAGCACAGATCCAGCGGCTTACATATTCACCTTTTGTCTGTTTTTCCTTCACCCAGTCCAGCTCCAGCGGTTTTCCATCAGCTCCTACCGGTACGTAAGATGGAAGGTATTTCTTTTCCAAATACATCCAAAGATGAGGCATCCCACCACAAGCGTTGGGAACCTCTATAGCAAGTTCCCAGCACTTTTTTCTCTTCATTTTAACGTATATCTCAAACATAATCTATTGCTTTAGAAAGCTTAGTTAATGATTAAATGAATCTTATATTCGCTGTCCTTGATAATCTCTATCGGGCGGAAATGCTTATCCAGGTATTTCTCGGGAACTTCATTCATCGGCCCATCAAACAATGTCTGAAGGTTGCGGGTATCGGGCTGGATAACATCAATGCTTACCTGGCAGAACTCGTCGATGATAGTGCCAACAAGGTCGCCTATCTTCAATGGCGAAGGGTGTAGCTTCTTCCCCTCTTCGTCGCTGAAACAAGGAACAAATGGCTTCTTCTTCTCACAAATCACGTAAGGAGTCACGATACTCTGATGCTTGGAAGCGTCCTCTGTAAAACCATTATAATGGATAGTGACAGCGTTAAAGTTCCCAAGAAGGTTGATAGGGCAAGCCTGGATAATCTCAGCAAGGGTCGGTTTGAATAAAGCCGATGAGCCGAAAGTATGTACTGCCTCAAAACTAGGCAGTACGCTCTTCACTTCCTTGGGGTGTTCCTTATTATAGATAGGATCATCCCAGATACAAGAGTTACCAAACACATCTTTAACCTTCGGATATTCCATAAGCAAAAACTTCTTTGCCTCCGAGTTAGAACGAAAGCAGATAACGCTGATGCCTTCAGCTATCTTCTCAATCTGTTCCTTTGTAAATTCAATCTTTTCCATAATCTATAAATCTTTAATCATTAAAATGCGTCTTTAATATCGCATCCGGCTACGGCCTTATATTCTGCCTTGAGGAAAGCAATCTCATCTTTCAGACGCTTGATTTCTGCGGTAGGCTGATGGCGCTCTACGTTCAGCTTCCAGTTGCGGTAGGCGTAATAGAACTTATTGCATAGTTTCAGCTCCTCATCGGTGTACTTTTGCAGATGCAGACAGTGTGCCTGTTTTATCTCATTCAGCTTACCATCCGCTTTAAGTACAATCAGCCCGGCATAATCAGGAAGGAGAGGATATACTTTCGCACTAAGGTACCATGGTACACAATAGTAAAAGAGATTCGGGCGGCGACGCTTCTCATCCCCATTCTTCAGCAATTCATGCTTCTGCCGCTTATGGGTGAAATCGTTTTTAAAATCAGCAAGGGAGATTTTACATTCCACCTCATACCAATACCCGCTTCGGGTCTTGATGAGCATATCACTCTCCCAAGCGAACACGTACAGGTTTTCTACGATGTACTTAGGGTTCGATTTCCAGCCGCGCAAATGCTGCTGAAGAAGCTGCTCTGTTACCTGCTCCTTGGTAAGGAGCGGTGTCTGTTTATTCTTTGTTCCCATTGAATTTTTTGCATTTTGCCGTTACTAAACTCATAGCCTATTTCTCGCAGTTTAGATTCTAACATCTGAACTTGCGCCAGAGAAGGGTGATAGATGGAAACACTATCAAAGTTATTCGTCACGAGGTTAGGACAAATATTGTTAGCGAAGCCAGAAGACCGCTCGCTGCAACAAAAATCCACATTAGGATCGCCTACATAAAGCGTAGAGCAAACGCCATCGCTATTCCAAGAGAAATGCAGCGTGATAATCTTTCTTCCCCGCCACTCATTATTTTTTACGCAAATAAAGCCCCTGATTGTACCGGCATCAATATCGCTTCTCAAAAGATAGATTCTATCCTCCTGTAAATCTTCGGGAGAGATAGGCATGGTACCGATATTCTTGCCATATTCACGAGGCTTGATACGGTACTTGCAGTTCTCGGTATCAATATCGCAATTCTCCGGGTCGAAGTCTCGCCAATCAGGTTCCTCCAATGGGCGATACTCCACCGGCTTCCCCTCCTTGATGGCTTGCAGCACCTGCAGCAAGCCATCAACATCAAATAAATAATTCTTCTTCATAACTATTTTTTATTACTTTTTTCATGTCGCCATGAGATAATTAACTTACACTCACCACCTACCCCACACCAGGTTTCATAACCGAGTTCATCAAGATATAACCTTACCTTACTTCTGTCTTCGTCACTCTCAAACGTTACAGTATCTTCGTACTGTAATTTATCACAAGCACGATTGATGATTGCGTCTATCAATTCGAGCTGGTCTTTATACGTCTCCTTGATGGCGTTAAGGGTTCTTCTTCTTGCCTCTTCTGCTGTTATCATAATCTAAGCTTTATAATCCTTACTTATGAATACGGATGAGACTAGGGATGCAGCAATCGTAAGTTTTATACCCTGGTTCCACGTAGCTGACTTCTGGGTTTGTATCACGCATAGTGTTTATTTCATCCAGGGAATAAGACCACAAACTGTAGGATTGAGTGAAACCTATGTAAAGAATAGAACCTTCGTTGTCATAGCCAGCAAGACGGCCGAGAAAATTTCCCTTCGCCTTACCAGCCGTAATCAGAACTTGACGACCGTGATAGAGATGATAAATCTCTTTAACCGTCAATCCGGAAATATCCTCAAACTCGGAATCGCCAAGCGCAGGCGTATTCTTCTGCTCCGTTCTCTCCTCGATAGGCTCTACCTCTAACTTGACACGCAATTCTAATTCCTCACGCTCTTTTCTACTTTTTAGAACTCTGAGCTTTGTCTTTCTCCAGCTATCTGCCCAGCCAAGGAGCAAAAGACCTACGGAGAAACCAGCCAATACCACGATGGTTGCCTCTAGGCAGCAATCATATATCTCCTGTGACAGAACGCAAGGGTGGGAACAGATGTTCTTCAGCTTACCGAGGCCATAAATAAAGATAACGGCAAGAACGGGTACCAAAAATGCCAACAGGTTAACGCCGATAACCTGGGCGTAATACTTCAATTTACTTTTCATAATTTTATTCTTTACTTTTTGTTGTATAAATTTCTCTTATCTCATCGAGTTTTGCGATGCACAAATCTCTATAAGCACCTTCAAAAATTTCAGCCTGCTTATACATACTATCCTTTACCATGAAACGGCAATCAAGACCGCGTGCCAGGGTTTTAATCGCGATAACGAAACCGACAAACTCGTTCGGATCATATCTGTCCTTCTTGATAGGCGACTGGACACCAATACGTATCTCGTCCGTAATCTGATATGTTTTCTTGATTACTTCCGATGCGGTATGAAGACTCGTTATCGGCTCTAGAGATACGAAGGTCTTAATCTTGTATTCGTCGTGCAGCTTACGCAGGGCTTCGATACGCTTCTCAGTAGAAGGAGCACCAGGCTCCAACTTATCATTTCCGGTGATAGTAAAGCCGATGGTGAGACAGTGCGGTAAATTTTCCACATACTCAGGGTCAGTATTAGAAGAACGAGACAACGTTCGCTTCCGTCCTTCTGTATATAACCAATCTACATTTTTTGTAAGAATCGTAACGGGAATCTGGCGTGTCACTAACGTATTTAGCATCCAGCCGATTATATTATCACCTGGATCGTCTTCAAACGGATCACAAGTAAACGAAAAGAATATACCTCCATCCTTGCGAATCTTATCCTCTCCGATTTTTGCAAGATCTGTCAGTATAAGATGTTGTGCAGCTAAAACAGTCATCATATAAACTGTTGATGGATATACCTTTTCACGTGCAGTTATACCTCTCTCTTTCATATATTCGTTTACTCGTTTCTCTCGCTGCTTGATGATAGGTGCTGCCAACTCCGGCTTATCACCAAAAACGTGGCTCAACACCCCTCTGCGGTTATAACAATATGTGCAGCCATTAGAGCAACCATGATATAGATTGATTGCCCACTTGGCATATTCACCAGCCGCACCCTGCGGCTGATAAATCAATGCTCCTTTTACAGGAGTTTCTTCTTTATTCTGCATAATCTTCTTCTTTTATTTTTTCTCTAATTACGATATTTCCGTCTGAGTCAATATCAATGCTGCATTCTCCCGTTTCATACCAGCCATTTGGATATTGGAAGGTTAAAACCTTGTCACCCCTGGAGTGGCGAAAAGAAAGATTTGCCAACAGACGTATTTTGCTAATCAATGGCTCGAATGAGCGGAAACGAATGCAATCTCGAGTTTGATCCTCCTTCTTAGGAGCTGTAACATATCTTATCCATGGACCACCATCGAACCACGCTACTAGATAGATAATAGCATCATCCCTTGCCGTCTGAAAGGCAGGGCTAGATAACAACTCTTGCTTTGTCATACGCTATTCTTTTTTATCTTCTGGCTTTTCAATCAAGAATCCGATGCCAGCGTGGATATTGCCCAGCTTATACCACTTCTGACTGAGAGTCATCACATAGCTGCTGAAGGCATTATCTTCAATATCCAGCTCGAAAATCTCATCAGTATCAGGCTCACCGTGTCTTATATAACCTTTACCTGGGGTATAAATGAGACGATAGTAAACGCCATCTTTACAGAGATACAGACCGCTATTCTTACAATCAGAACTCCACCATTTCGGCTTACTTACATAGCAAAGCATTACATCACCATCGTAAATAGGAATATATGATTTCTTGCCATTATTCTCGCCTACGTAATCTTTGGCATCAACATTATCTACCTGGCGGGCGGTAGCCGTTAGCGTATAGCCGTTCTTTATCATTTCGGCTATATCAAGATATGCAACCTGCCATTGCAAATTAAACTCCTGCTGAAAACGCTCACCGCCTCTTTTAAAGAATGCAAGGATATTTGGCTTTCTATCCTCGCCAATGGCTGCGGTATCTTCGATGAGAGAGTTTAAGACTTGAATCTTGCTAGCTTCCAACGCCATGTTTATCATGGAATAAAGATACCCGTCCTTCTTATCTTTGATACTCCAATACTGACCCGAAGCTATCTTACGTAGATCACCGTACATATCCATCGCTTCACGCTCCTGAATATTATGCAGATGACAGACAAACTTGTATTGGTCGGGATAAACGCATTCCACCATATTGCTAAACTTTAGCATATTCTTGATGATGCTTACATAATCATTTGTTTCCATACGCTCTAATCTTTGCTATTAACGAAATCCTCATACTCTCCTATCGTGATTTCCTTGAAATCAGGATTTTTTTTCTCGGCTCGGATGCTGTCATCAAAGTAAACGAAAATGCGGTCTTTATGACGGAGGAGCTGAGTAATAGAGAAACGGCTAGTTTGAGGGACTTCTATATTCAGTTCCTTCATTACCTTGAAATGGTTAGCAACTGATTTATAGGAGAGAAGAACGGAGGCTATTGCCTTGCCTTGCTTATATCGCTTATTAGGCGCAATAGCTACATAGTAACCGTCCTCCAATTTTACACCGTCTATCTTCTTCCACACCTTCTTATCTAGCGTATCATAACGCTCAGAAGGAACCCATATAGCAGTAATCTCGTACTCTCTTGTGAGAGTTCTGTTAGGCTGATAGCCCTGATATTTTTCAAACTCGAAGCCTACGGCTTCTTCTACTCGTTTCATGTAGGCTTGATGTTCTTTAAATTCAGCATCGAGAATACCTTTAATGTATTCGTACGCCTTTGTTTCTTGTTTTGCTTCGTACAACATACGCTATTTCTTTTTTGTCTTTATAAAAACATGTATCATTTTTAGCAATAATACTCTTGGAATCAACGGAGGAGAAATGAGAGGAACATCATTACAATCATACTCCTCTTCTGATTCATTCTCTACATTCTGTAACATTGTTTTTTCTGCCATAATTTTTTTTGTTTTTATTTTTGTTATTACTCTTTATTTTTGGTCTGCGATAGAATCGCAGGGAACGGGGATGAGAGGGCGACGATCTCGGAAATTATGCAAGTTATCTCCATCAAAGGCCGACCCGACAACAAGCATATCATGAATTACATTATGATCCACTTTCTTGTGACAAGGCAAGGCCTGCGGATTAAAAATATCGCTATCGTCTATCAAGACGAATGTGCCATTAAAGTAAATCACTTCATACGTACATAGCGTTTCCGTGTCTTTAATAAGATCATGCTCCCAAATCTCAACACCATGTCCGTCTTTTAACCCCGTGTACTGGCAGATGGTATAGCTCAATACCGGAATAAAGCCGCACCCAAGATAAAACGCACTTTCAGGTAAATCCTTACGTGGCTCGAATATCAAAATGCAGGCTGCACCAGGGTATGTATTACCTGGAGCTGGCAGCCCATACTCCCAATCAAGAGTATCCTTACGTTTTGCTCTAAACTTAATATCTTTCAAATCCATATCCTACTCCTTCTTTTCTAAATCCTCACTCTGTTCAAAGTTCTCGTTCCAACAGATGATGGTACCATTTTCGGGTATTCTACATACGAAACCTGGGCAGCACCAGCATTCAATGGAATCTGTTCTAACAGGATGATCGTTTACTTCATCTTTTTCTCCGTGAGGGCACGAGATGTTCTTAGGGTACTCCGTAGCTACGACTTTTATTTTATTATAAGCTGAACGAAGCCTACACTTCAAAGTATTAATCTCTTCACGCAGCTCGCTTATCTCTTTTTCCAAATAACTGTTGCGTTTGTACATCCTAGCAGCGGCATTACCCGTCAATCGTTCGTATTGCTTACGGAAACGATGGTTGGTGTACTTACGGAAGAACTTAGACTTACTACCCGATTCTATGATAAGGTCAAAGATAAAGCCTGCAATCTTCTCCTTCACCTGTTTCATATTTATCTTCATATACAATCGTTTTTAATATCTATCAACTAATCTTTTGTGCATCATATAATAATGAAATGGGCGAGGGTCGTTTGGCTTGTCTTGGTGATAGCCCATGCCGGCAAGCCACTTATCTGAACACGTCTCTGGTTCTGGCTTAATATCCCAATTTACAAACAGAATATGCACGCCATAACCTCTCGCTCTAGCCTCTAATGTTTTTATCATTAGAGAACCAATGCCCTTCTGCCGATATTCCTCGCTAACGATGAAGCTATTGATGTAGCCACACACCGGGTCCTTCCTTATCGGATTATAGGCAGGATCAAACTCCATTAATGCGAAAGCGGTACCAGTTAGATTTGTAAGGGTAAGAACATTTTCTGTCCAAGAACCATCGTGAGCGTTCCAACATTTAATCTCTTTAAGATATGATATAAAAACGAACTCCGGTTCTCTGGCTTCATTATCTGATAAAATTGCAGTTTGAACTTCTGCCTCATGAATGAGATTATCTGCAATTCCATCAAGATAATTTTTCTCAGTCGCTAACAAAAATGCCTTCAATCTCGCAGCCAAGGCTGCACGCTCTTCTTTTTCCATACGCTATTTCTTTAATTTAACAATATAGGTAATCTTCTCCACACCCCGCCATTAGGCTGGAACTTGTTCTGCCAATCACGATACTCTACGTCGAAACGAACCCCAAGGTCTATGAATTGTTGGAGATTCAATGTAGAAAGAAGCTCGTCATTTTTCTCCTTGCGGTCCATCAAGATAAGCCTACAGCTTTTCATTGATGCGAAGATATGAAAGAAGCAATCGAGTGCATTCTTCCCTAACATACCTTGTATAGCCCAACGTTCGCGGTTGGTTCCTTTAGGCGAAATATTCACGCCATCAATATCGGTATAAACCTTGTTTTTGTTCCATTGCTCTACGTTGTGGTACATAGAATATCCCGAAGTATAAACATAAAGGTTTTCTATGTTCTTATATTGACCTCGCAGGTTTTGCACGAAATCTGCAAAGTATGGAATCTTGAAAGGTTCACCACCTGTCAGCAACACGGTTTTTGCGTTGTTAAGTTCCTCTACCGTTACAACCGGAACAGAACTTAAATCGTATTGGTCATTACAGCACAACATGCAATGATTATCACAATTTGTATTTAACATCAGATGAATAACGGAATGATCCGCATTTTCTTCGTCTTCATATACTCTTATCATACGCTACTTCTCGTTTTCTTTCTGTTGAACATCTTCTTTTTTATCCTCCACATACTTCTTGCCACAGAAAGGGCAATACTGGGGGAGGATATTTATCTGGTTCCACTTTTCACAGAAGGAACCATCCTTCTTCTGCTTATGGAACAAACCATAAATGTTTACCATCGCAATGCCCGATGGGACACCGATACTTGTATCAAGACAACCGCTCTCGTTGGTCTGTGCCTTAACCAATTTCTCTACTCTGCTAATACAATCACATGCCATAATCTTTAATGTTTCTATTGTTATAACTCTATCAATATCTTAGGGTCTCTACCCCCACCAGGTGTAAGGCATGCAGGAGCAATACCTGCGGGGCTAAACACCCTACGACAAGACTCAAAGCACTTATCGAAAGGCGGGGTATCAAGAGAACCTAAGACAATGGTATGAATATAATTACTCTTCGACTGCATCGTTATTTTTATTGCTATTAGATGATGACCCCGAGTTATACTCATCGCTCAAGTCCTTAACAAGGAAATGAGCATGGCCATCCTCTTCCACTCTTATTTCATTATATCCACGGCGCTGGTACCAGGCTAATACCCAAGGCTCGCTTTCTCGGTCATCCCAGCGCAATCCGACAGAAAGACAGCTATACATAACACACATGTCCTCGGCTTCACGCATCATTTTTCGAGCGACACCATCCTCCCTTGCGCAATCATCTACGAAGAGTGCCCAAATAAAGGCATCGCAGTCTTTCCAAAACGGATCACTTTCCTTCGCATGTTGTTTGGGTATATCAAGATGTAAGGTGCCATAAACATCATCCCGCCATACTTCAGATATTAAACATCTACGAACGTGGTACCAATCTTGTAGCTGGTATGAAACTTTGGTTTTAGTGCCGATTGTGGGTATCATAAACGTTATGCAGTCTTCCTGCTCATCAGCTTTGGATTCCTCTGTATCCATTTGACGGATTTTTGCTTTTGCCCAATCCAGCAGGTTGGGGTATATTAAAAAGGAAGCGACTATGCTCGCAAGAACCCAATACGTAGCTAACATTTTATTAGATGTGAACAGTTCTTGATATAGCTTCTCACAATGAACTGTATTAGAAGCTAACGTCAATATGCCATAAAAGACCAGCGTTACCATAATCACTGCAAGAATTGGTACCGCTGCGATACCCGCTCGTTTCAAAAATCTTAATGCTTTCATTTCTTTCTTCTCCTATTACGTTTATTCTGTAAATACTGCCAAAAGTCTTTCGGAGTAGGAATCATCATTTCCATAGGCTCCGGATGCTTATAGACGCTCTGTGGGTAATAATCTCTATAATTTATTTCCATACGCTTATTTGTTTAAGTGATTACCACAAATACTGCCGCAAGATGTTTCGCACTGCTCATCGATGCACCAGCCTTGGCCATAGGCATCCTCGCTGTCGAACCAGAAACAGTTGCCACAGCATTTCTCTTCTTTCTTTGCCATACGCTTATCTATTTAAATCTGATTACAAACATATTCTTTTTCAACCACGCATCCGGGCACATGCCCTTCTTTGGTTTATCTACCGTTATCTCGTCGATTTCCTTCTCGATATACGGCTGGTTATCTTTCGGATAACCGAGAAGAAAATGAACGTGAGTGAAAGGCTCTAATACCTCCTTGCGGTAAGTTCTATCTTCCGGACTATCCGAAGTATGCTTGAGACCTCCAGTGAGGTAGCCTTGTAGGAAAAGGCCTCTATCGGAAGCACGATGATATTTGGCTACGCCAGCTATCACGTCTGGCCTATTCGGAACATCCTTTCTTAACAAACGAACCGTCCAGTATAAGGAGCATTCTCGATACTCCTCTGTCTTTTCTCCGTTAGCAATCTTCTGATACCACTCATCAGTAAGATGAATGGTTAATACTTTCTTTTCTGCCATACGATAATCATAAAAATTATGCTTTTCCTTTATAATCTATACCTTCCCTTTCCAGATACTCTTCGGCTTCCTCTTGACTGTCAAACTTCATTGGATGCCCGAACAAATCTTTCATATATCTGTATCTCTGCCACCAATGCTTTTTATACATGATGAAGAACTTTATTTTATCTGCAAAAGCAAGGAGCCTATCCCCTTTAAAGAAACTGGGGAAATATAACGAAACAATTTTTATCTTCATACCACTATTATCTTTTTTAAAATAAATATACTCTGCTACCTGCTCCATCAACACGATAAGAAATATTGTGAATATAGTGAGAAGCATAAGCTGCAAATCTGAACATGATTCAAGTGCCATAACTATTCCTCCACTTTCATACCAAATGGAGTGCCGTCTGCAAAGGTGTTGTCTTGATAGCTGTTTTTTGAAGCCAGCAGGATAGAGCTGCCATCCTTATCTGCCAAGCCTACATATTCGTCATCGACATAAACGATATTAAAAAAACCTTCTTTGCACTCTATCCACCCAAACGGCAAATGGTTTTGCATCTCAGCCCAGCACTCTTTTTTGTTCTTAAAAGGACGATACTTTGCTTCTGGCTTAATACGGTAGCATTCGGGACACGTTATGAGCGTAGAAGCATTTACTCCTTCCCCGTCAAAATCTATATCCATCCAATCGTCTCCAGACTCGACTTGAATAGTCTTGCCTTCAGCTATTGCCTGAAACAAAGGATTCAACTTCTGGATTGTTTCTTTGTTTATTTTCATCATATTCTCTTCTTTTTATCCTCTCCCTGCTGACCAGCGATGGAATCGCTGGGGACGGGGAGGTATTCATAATTGCCAAACTCTTGCGCTGTTTCTAGCCTTTCAAACAACTGCTCTTCTTCAGATTTCTCAGAAAAGGAATGAGAGAAGAGATTTCTCATTGCCGCATAAAAGAAGTTATGACGGTTGCGATACAGCGTTGTGTAGCCATCAGCCAATCGAAATGGAAGGTGAGGGGGAGTTACGGAAAACAGCGACTTACCGAATACCGGCAGTACGCAGACTACCAACATCTGAGCATTGTAACGTTCTTCCTGCTTATCTACTATAGTGAAAGAACACCGGAAACTTCTTCTGGGTTCTTCTGCCTGGGTTGTCGTATCACTGGTGAGGTCAACCGGAATGAAATGAGACTTGTCACCTACCAAAATACTTCCGTCATTAATCAAATTCTGACCAAACGTTTTTTTGATGTCTTCCTTTTTAATGAAAAAGCACTTATCAGATAAACCAGCCAGACGGTCTAGACCGTCCTCACCTAGCACTTCTTTTAACATATTCATTTTATTATCCATAACTATCGCTTTAAGTGATTTTTTTCGCAGGGGCAGGATGCTGAGTGAATGCAACAGGTGGAGCCTCTGTCGGTTTCAAAGATGATATACTCGTGACCTTTTGAAGTTACGGTGATGCTACTACCTTTTATGCGGTTGTCATCTCCTTTAGCATCGGTAATAATCGCGTGAATAAGCAGATAGAGCATACCGAACATAAATACTGTAAATATCACATCTGAGGTTGTTGCTTTCACCTTATAAAAGAGTTTCTTTAACTTTTTCTTATCCATACTTGCTTTGTTTTTATTTATTACATTTCTTCTGCATCTTCTCTACACTATCCTCAAGAATTTCCCTCAGAAGATCTTCGGGGAAATTAGAGATATTCATTTCTTCTCCGGAAATGTGTCGATGAAACTCCTGATAGTAGATGTCCTTGATTTCATCCCTATCAAGAGACTCGTATGTTACGAAATCGAACAACTCAGCAGAAACTATATCTTCATCCTTGAAGATGCACCGAGCTACGGCTATACCCCCGGGGAGTGCCAGCATGGAATAATCTCCGATAACTGACTTAACGCCTTCAAATGCGAAGAAGCGGGATAATTCCTGCGCAACCTGCAATTCAGAAATCTGCTTGTAGCCATATATCGACGAGATATAAGCATTCGTAAAACAAGGAAGAAAACTGATTTTAAAATTGTGAAACTCCCACTTAGAGCTTTTCGCCTTAGTCAGCATATCTGTGATTACCTCGCCCTTTTCGTTGTGATAAACCGCGGCATAAACGCTACCCATCTTGTTTCGGAAGACAAATTCAACATCCGTTTCTGCGTGATCTACTACCCGGGGCTTCGATAAACGTTCTGTGACGTTGTTGAATTTTATGCAGCCGAACTCTTCGGGTCTGCCAACAGGAGTAGGCATCAGAACGATATTGTCCTTTCTTTCTACCCTTGAAAAAAACAAATTCTTTGGATTGACGATACCTTGATCCATACGCTTTTCTACTTGTTGTAATCTACCACGATGTTGTACTTGGAGAGGACGGGTACCAAGCCCGTCATTACACCCTTGCCCAAGAGCGGAACGGCATCCAACACGCTATATGGGATGATTTTCTTCTTCGGAAGCTGCTCACGGTTGGCTTCTTCTTCGAGAAGTTTCTTGCAGGTTTCCAACTCCTTGTCGGCATCATCGCGCTCATCCAGGGCTTTCTTGTATTTGGCATTCAGCTCATCGTACTGCTTCTGGGCTTCCTTTGCTTCCTGCTTCAGCTTGGAGATGTAATCGCTGGCTTTATTCGCTACGGCATAGGCTTCATCGATTTTCTGCTGTAGGGCGGTGACTTCCTTCTGATGCTGAGATTTCTGATCTTCTAGCTGATGCTGAAGAGTGGCGAGCTTCTGGCGAAGGGCATCGGTATCGGTGGCGGTGTGAATGAAATCAAACAGGCGCTCGATGTTCTGCTTTAGCTGGGAGCAGGTATCGGAGGTGGTGGCGATGAGGGCTGCGGCTTCTTCGGCGGTTAGGGTATAGCCGGGGGTTTGACCAGCGATGGAATCGCTGGGAACGGGGGCGCTCTCCTCGGCTGACTGCTGGGCTTCCTTCTTTGCTGCTTCCTCGGCTGCTTTTTCGGCTGCCTTATCCTCGGCTTGCTGCTCCTGCACCATAGCGATGGCGGAAGGCATATCGGAGAGTTTATCGTAATAGGCTTCATCCTGGAAACCCAGGGAGAGCCGGCCTTCATAGGTTTCCCATAGGCCGTTGTCGATGAGGTAGTAGATGGCAGAGAGGACGATGCGGTCTCCGTGTTCCTCGATGTAGGTATTGAGAGGGGCTACCCATTCTTTTTCCACCACGTCTTTGAGCCATTCCTTGTAGATGATGCCATTCAGATTCTTCTTGTCTTTCTCGTCGGCATAGCAGGAGGCGATGCGGGGTAGTATATAGAGAGGTTCAGCCTTCTGCAGGAAGTTCTCGAAGTTGATTCCGAGTGCCTGGCGAACCACGTTGCTCACGCTCTTGTATTTATACTTCTTGAGTAATGAGCGGAGAATATTCTGTTGTTTCGTGTTCATGTTTTTATTATTGTTTATTTTGTATTTCTGAAACTCATGCTTCAACCTCTTGTGCCGGGTCTGCTGGCCAGCCATCCTCCTGATGGCACGAATTATGTTCTTCGGCTGACATCTCACGGCGGTTGTCGTAATATACAGGCTGCTCACCTGCGGCTACTCGCTCCTTGTTGTACTCAGCAAAGGCTATGGCTAACTTATCCATATATTCCTCGTTGGCACGGCGTTTAGCAATCTTGTAGTCTTGGGTAGCTTTCTGATACTGAGCGTGAGCATCGGCACGCTCGGCATCCTGCAGGACGAAGAAAGATTTCTTTTCCAAGGTCTGCTTGCTCAGAAACTCTTTCAGGCAGGATTTCTGATGCTCCTTGAACTTCCCTTCTTTCTCCACGAGTTCCTTCTTACGCTTCGCAAAGGCAGCCCCCCCATCGGTCTTGATTTTCAAAGCTGCTGCATGCTTGTCGTCTCTCTCCTTACGCAACGGCGCAAGGACTTCTTTCTGAAATTGTTCTAATGTTCTCATTTCTCTATAAATCCTTTAATGTATTAAAAACTTTCTTTCTAGTCAAAAAGCGAAGGGTTTTGAGCCTTCAACTTCGCTTCTTTCGCTGCCTTCATTTTCTCCTCGTAACCTTTCTTCACTTCGGCAGCATCAGTGAGACGTTGCTTCAAATCCTTGCGGGACATCAAAGGATTTGCCTTGACGATGGAGATAAACAAATCTCTGCCCAGCTTCTTGTAGAGAGGAATAAACTCCTTATCCACCAAATCGGCTTGGACGTTTTCAGGTGAGAGGTCGCCACAAAACGGCTGACCTTTCTCATCCACAATCAGGAAATGGCGCTTGTCATCTCCTGGTTCTGATATATCTATGCCTCCGGAATATCTGGCTACACTCAGTTGGCTATACAGCCAAAATCCCTTGGCGAATATAACTGCTCTCATAAGCTCTTATCCTTGGGACAATTCATTCTTGATTTCATCCCACATTGCCATTTCCACCTTCTTGCCATCGTAATGACCGACGGCTACGAGCTGACCGCCTTCCTGGGTTGCTTCCTGCTCTGATACGGCATTGCTGCGGATGATCATAATATCGAACGCGTTAATAGCATTCAAAATACTACTGATGTCGATATGCTGTATATCTTCGCGTGCATTCTGACGGATGCGCTGAATATCAGCATCGGTAAGTTTGGTCTTGGTCTGCTCCTGCGCCTTTCTTACGGCTGCCGTTTCCAGGTCGATGCGCTGCTGCTCGTAGGCATCGCTTATCAGTTCAGCGTTCTTATACTGAGCTACGAGGTCGAGGAACTTCATGAAGTCCTTTCTGCCCTGCGACATCATAACGATGGCAAGGCTCTGTTCCAACAGAAGGGTCTTGCCCTTTACCTGCCAGTGAAGCAGACCGTCACGCTCTAACTTCTTGAGTGTCGATACGGCGCTGGAGATATGTCTCAGACGCTTGACCGACAACTTCTGTCTGATTCTCTTAAATGGATTCCACATTGTTTATATCTTGTTTTTAAAATGAATACTCTAGTTAAGAAAAAGCGCCCTATTCTCACGAACCAGGGAGGTGCAGGTACATGGTAGAAACCTGCATTGCTTTTTACCTTACACGAACTTTATTACCTTGTTATGCTGCCTTTCGCTAAAGGCTCAATCTCAAAATTTCACCTAAAAAAAGATGAACACTTTAGAGTTTAGAAACCGTATTTTGATCTATTCTTAAACATGAAGATGCTTCTTTAATGGGTGATGAACCTGGTACCATCTACTTCCAGTACCAGTATATCGTTCACTACCCTGATTTCTCCGCTCTTGACGAACTGCACCTTTCTCTGGTGGCGCATAATATCCACCTTCAGACAGACGCATTCGCCCTCATCTACGTGTCCAGTCTTGGTGAGGAATTTGATGTAGAACGGCTTGCGCTCTACTTTCCTCGCTGTCTGCGGATGCACATAGCCAGTTACCTGCTGTCCGCTGCGGGGGTCTATCCACTGCCACTTTTCGCAGAACTGGCGGAGGTTCTGATAAGACTGATGATATTTTGCCATAACAACACTTTATTTATCGGTTTATAAATGCCTACATCATTCCACCGAAATCGTGATAGTCACGATGACTTTCCTGCTCCTTGTCTTCCGGATAAGGCGGCAAGTTCGCATGCAGAAATCGGTCGAGGATCATACTCTTTACCTCCAGCTTGCTCTTGGCTACCCGCTGCCGGTGTCGCAATATATCAGGCAAACAGATATTTCGCAGCGGGTTCGACCAGTCGGAGGCATTGCTGCAAGCCGAATAGTCGGGATAGAGGACCATCATATAATGCGACAGTTTGCCGTTTTGGGCATCGAGCATCGGACCCGCCAGGGTGAAAGCCTTCTCCTCATTGTAGAGAACCAGGTGCGAGGTCTGAGTACTTACGTCCTTGTGGCTGGTATATAAGATGCGGTCCTTATACTCCTGCAGGTGAACATCTATCCAATCTTCCACATTCTTGTCGGTGGAGAGTACCAGGTGGGTGATCCATTTCCGCTCGAAACAGGTGCGTAGATACTGGACCATATATCCAGTGGCGGATGTTCTGCTTACGGTCATCGCCAGCACCATCACGCAGAAATGCTTTTTCTGTGCCCGATTGGGATTCACGTCCGCCAAATATCCTATGGCGTGGAAGAATTTATCCAGCAGCACATCACCGTGAGTGTAGAAGCTCAATGCTCGCCGTGGAGCCTGCATCACTGCCTTGGGCAGCTTTTTATCTACACAGCAGGGAGGTATGAATAACAAAGTATCATCCATAATCTTATCAGTATTTTCTGAGAATCTATTATTCGTTCAAAATCATCGGCATGAGCAGGGTCAACGCTCGGGGTGAAGACTCGTTGGCGGTGACGACTCCTGCACGGCTTGGGTCACCCAGATGAAGGGTGACGGTATCACTTGGGATTGGTGCCAGGACATCAAGCAGACTGCTTGCCTTGAAACCGATGCTATGACCTTCCGGACAAGTGCCGTCGGTGATGAGCACCTGGTCGTTGGCTGACATATTGAAGTCTAAGTCCTGGGCAGAAATATCCAGGAACATGCCGTCCTTCTTCAGGACGATCAGGTTGCTGCTCTCGCTGGAGAAGAGTGCCACGCGCTTTACTACGCTTGCCAACTCCCGCTTATCTACTGTAACCTTATAAGGGTTGTTGCGAGGAATCACGGAATTGTAGTTAGGGTATTGGCCCTCTGCCTTCTTGCAGACGAAGGTAATGTCACCTGCCGTGAATCTCACCATGCTCTCGTTTGCCTCAATATCAATATCCTCTTCACCATCGAAAGCTGAAAAAGTCTTGAAGAAGGAGCTATATACGAGAATCTTTCCCGGTGTTCCGCTACGGAAGAAGTTGCTGCCTCCTGAATCAGGATTGTTGGTATGAATCAGTTTAATGAGGACGTGGCCGTTGGAGGCTACAAAGATAACCTCACTTCTATCCTCGGCTACATCGATGCAGAGGCATCTCATCACTGGGCGAAGCTCGGAATCGGATACGAACTTGCCGGCATGAGAAAGTACATTGCTGAAGGATGCCATCGGCAGAGAGATGTGAAGACTGGCATTATCGGGCTGCGCAGCACGAGGGAATGCCTCTGCGCTGAAATATACCAGACTCACGTTGCCCTTCTTTACATTTTCGCCGTTCTGAGTGCAGTACTCGATGTTCAAACAGTGATCCTTGTCCTGAGAGAGGTCCATGGTGACTACGCAGTCAGCAGGAAGGGTGGAGAGGAGTGATAACAGAGACGTGATAGGCAGAACGACATCTTCCTTGAAGCTGCCCTCTACGATGGTAAGGGGTGCAGGAATGGTGAGTTCGGAATCAGTGGTAGCTGATACGAAGAAGAACTTACCGTCTTCCTTGCGCTGGGTTAAGAGCACGTTGCTCAAGATGACGATGGTTGACTTGCTATCAATACACTTCGCAGCTTTCTGCAAAGCCTGACGGAGCAAGAGAGATGATTGCGCTTGTATTTTCATTTTGCTCTTATTTTTTTATAGAAATTCAATTTCCTTGTTTACAAATTTAAGATATGTTTTGAAGAACTGCGTTACCTGCTCGCAGGCTCCGCTACCGGTATAGGTGCATCTGCCCGTGCAGTTGGTTCGGGTACCGTCTGGATTCTCACAATACTCACCGGGGCCTGTACCGCCTCGGTGACAAGGGCAGAGATACACAAAGGTATCTACCCAGGCTTGCCGATTGGCTACCCGGATGCCTTTCTTCTTTGTTTCTTCTTTCTTTGCCATTTTTGCTTTCTGAGTTTAAGATGAACAGCGATAGAATCGCCGGGAACGGTGACTAGAACGGCAAGTCGCTCTTATCTATTTCGCCTACCGTAGCTGCTGCATTGCTGCTATCGCTGCCGTTAGGTATCGCTTGCCTTCTGCCCTGCTTGCGGGAGGTGAATGCCTTCCAGCGTTCTTCCTCTTCTGAGGTGAGGGAGACGATGTTACCATCGTCATCACGGTACGGTAATGGGTCGGGACCTTCTACATATTCCTTCGCTATCCGCTTTAACTCGTCGTAGCTTTCAGGAATATGATCCTTGCCGCTACGGAAGAAGAAATAGACGTGCTTGCTCGTCTTTACCCTGCGGATGAGTTTCGGCTCGACGCTATCATCATTCTCCCACTCTCTGCCTACGAAGTATTCCTCCGTTACCCAGGCACGGAGTTTGAAGCAGCCATGGCGCTTGTTGTCCTCACCTACCAAGAGATTATCAGGATTGCAGGTAATACCCATGTGTTCGCAATACTTCCTGATTTTCTTCTTGAAGGTAGCTCGGCTATATTCCTTGCTCTTGCCCTCGCTGGCATCAGACCAATCTCGCATAAACTCACTAAACATGTCGTCTGCGCAGATAGGTACTCCATAGACATCATTGCGACTGAAGAACCACTCAAAGTAGTTCACCGAATTTTCGGTCATTTCCCTTACCATCAATCTTCGCTGAACGTTCTTCTGAGGGGCGATAGCAAAGGTATGATAGCGCATGATGAACTGGACGGCAAGAGCGCAGATGTAAATGATTTGATTGCGGTCTCGCTCAGCTATCTTCTCGGGAGAATCTGCAAGACTTTTCATTAAGTCTTTAGGTGAACGTTCCAACTCATGCAGCATCGGATTGGCTCCTGCAAATCTATCAGAAAACGATACCAGCGGAAAACGTCTGGCGGTAGAACCTGCCGCATTATTCAGCTGTGAGTTACTTGATATGACATTGATAGGAGAGTTATCCAGATTCAGTGATATTGGATCTCCGAACTTCCGTTCAACCTGCGAACCTGATGTGACTATATTATAGAAGTATTCCACCGAGAAATTAGATGGTTTATCCTCCCAATGCACTACCCTATATTTTCCAGGATACTTCAGAATATCAGTAAGCGCAAACTGCGCTTTGTCTTCTGTCTTGTATTTCTTCAGGTCTATATGCAGTACATTTACGGCCGAGTTGACGAGGATATTAATCATCATGGATTTTCCCGTACCACCACTTGCCTGTTTCTCATCCTTCACTTCATCTTCCAGAAGATATGGGCATATAGTTGTCATATCTGCCCAAGAACGATAGCACACTCTTCCGATGCAGGAAATCATGTTGGCAAAATGAGAATCAATGATAGCCTGTTCTTCTTTGGTAAGAGGTTCCTTGTTACGAATCGCATCACGTTCTCTTCGCCACAATACGTTGGAACAGCCTCTGATAACACGGAGCGGTGCCCAAAGTTCTTTCTCCTGCTTACCTTGCCAATCTACGTGCCACTGATAGGTATGAGACCATTCATCCAAGTCTTTCTTCTTCTGGTCGATTTCGGCTCTCGTAAAGACTGGTGAGCCATCCTCATTAACCTGCGCTTCCTCTTGGGCAATGGCAGCCACTTTATCCTTATATTCCTGGCTCTCGCTGATAACAAAAGGAGGATTGAAAACCCTCATCGTGAAATCATACGGTTTCTTTGCCAGGGCTGGGATAAAGAAATTCAGCTTCTCGTAACTGACTGGCGTGATGGCTTCGGGCGTAATCTTTAACGCTACATTACGGAAGAAGAAATATTCCGTATGCGCATCGAAACTCTCGGTGAAGTCTATCACCATGCTCTGCAAACCTCCAGCCGATTTTTCGCTGAAATTCTTATCTATCAGGTTGGCGCAGTCTGACATCATCTTGCGCTCCTTGTCATTGTACCGCCAACTCTGTTCGGTGAACTGCAGAAGTTGAACCTTTGTTGCCTGGATGATACTCTTCTGGTCGATATATTCCACAAAACATCTATCCAGGTGGATATACTGACCTACAAGGTCGGTACTCTCAGGGTCTATCATTCTGTAATAACCGTGACAGGTCATAAAGAGCCACACCTTGGTAGGCGATACCTTGCAGGTAGGCGGTTTAAGTTTGCCGCTTCTCGGATCACGAGGATATTCTATCTCGAATGGGTCCGTGTTGTTGGCTCCTCGCAGTCTCGAATATAGCGGCAACCTTATATCGTGGTCGAACTTGAAGTTGTCAGCATCATCCATGTGGTAACACATCAGATAATCTCTCACGCTTCTTGGAGAGCAACCGTACAACCAGTTCCACCTTTGATTATATCTGCTTCTGAAGCCGTCGGGCAGCGTGGCATAACAAATATCGCAATACTTGGTTGCGATGGCTCCACAATCCCTTTGGCTGGCGATGTCATTAGGGTAAATCATAATGACCCTTTCGGCAAATCGCTTCATTTTCTGATACTGCACGGCGTTGAAATCCAGTTTCTCTTGTCTCCACTGCCCACGCTCGATATACCAGAAGTTTCTTCTGCCTAGCGAGAAGGCTACGTGGTACCAGCAGTATTTCTGAAAATGTTTATCCTGCGCTTTATCCTGACGCAGGGAACGCATGGCATAATAGATGCTCAATGCGTCTTCCGGTGTCCGGCAGAAAACGATGTTCTGAGCCTTGATGTCACCTATTTCTATAGGTTTATCCTCAGTATGGAAGGTACCTTTCGGTTCTCCGTCCTTGGTTTCGTTCTCTACCCATATTTCTTTCGTCTCCGTATAAACTTCTCCCGGTTGTAACTTTTCTATTGCCGAGTGAACGGCAGTAGAGTTGTTACTCCGATGGTCCATGGCATAGGTGAAAACCTTGTCGCCCATGAGCCATTTACTCACCTTCCTCACGCTGTGATCCTCGCAAGTAGAGAAGACTATCGGGTCTTGCAGCATTGCCGGACGGAAGAAGCAGCCGCAGCTTCCTTGCGGGGCTATCACATCGGTGGCGAAACAGACGAACAGCGGATTCCAGGGTGTTCCGTAAATCACTTCACTCACCAGTTGCCCGTTTCTCACCACATTAGGCAGCGTTACCTGGTCCACGGCATAGATTCGGAAATCTTCGTTCAGCATTCTTGTATTGAAGTCCTTGCCGAAACCGTATTGCGGAATGCCTTTTACTGATGTGACCTCGCACCCCAGGGCTGCAAGCTCCTGGGGATTGAAATCAGTTTTTGGCATGAAAGAGAATGTCTCTATCGTCTGTGCGGCAATAGTTCGATAGTCCATCTTAGCAAAGAGCGCAGGCCATTTGGCTCTCGTCTTCTTGTTGTCGCCATACGCCTTTACTACGAGGTCGTGGCAAAGGCGCAATAGACTGGCTCCGTGCATCGGCAGCTTGCGCTGGGCGGCATAGAGTTCCAAGGCTCCGTAGCCATACTTGCCGGTCTTGGTACACATCCAACGCAGGGCACCATGCTCTGCCTTGGTATTATTATCCACCCCTACGCCGTTATACATACCGCCACGCTCATTATTGTATATAATGAGGTGGGGAGTCTGCTTTGCCTTGCCCTGCTCGCCATCGTCTGCCTCTTCCTTCTGGCAGAGGGGGCAGAAACAGGCTGTCTGTCCCTCGATGCGCTGCTCATCGGCAGATTTTACGAGGAAAGCCATGTCAAGGTTGGCAATCTGGTTAAGTATAGGATGGAATAACATATCTTTATATCAAGAGTATTTATATAGTAAAAGAGAAAGGGAAGGCACCACTCTTGACCATTGACCAGCGATGGAATCGCTGGGAACGGAGGCGAAGGGTAGGCCAAACTTCAAGTGTTTACATCTTGCCGGGTTATATTCCAGAGCGAGCGGTCGGAGCTTTTGAAAATCTGTGGTACTCGCCCGCAGCAAAGATGCAGTGAATCGCAGTCGTGGAGCATTACTGACTTCCACTACCCTTTCATAAGAGCGTTTCCAGAATGCCTCCCCTATTCTCTTTTTATCAATATTGTCAAAGAAAGAAGACCTTCGGGGCGACTGGCCAAATTTTGAGGATGCCGCAGCTACCGTCCGATGGGGTTCCCAGGCTTTTTAATCAGACTTTCCCCTTCTTTTTGAAGCTGCGGGTAATGAGATATGCGATGAATGTTTCCAAGTCCATCTATCGCCCGTCCGGTCTTCCTGCCATTTTAACCGATGGCTCGGTTGTCTAACAAAATAAAAATCGGAAACGAAGTGTATATCGTACCGAAGTTGCATGATGTCATGCAGAATATCTTTTATTTCTTCATATCTTTATGTTTTATAAATTCAGAAATGTTTCCAGGCGATAATGCCTGATCTTACAGTTGCAGATAGTTTCCATGCGGTGTACTATCATCTGCGAGAGACTTTCCATCGTGAGGAAATCGGTATCTAGACCGATGATCTGCACCTCCTGCCTCCAATAGATCTTGCCGTTCTTCCGGCGGCAACTGTGCGAAGGCGTGATAATCATATCTTCCACGCTGCCCGTCATCATCCTGCAAAGATACTCGCAGGTATCTTTCAATAGGGCGAAGGGAGCATAGAAGAGAAGAGTTGGAATGTCATCCCTCAGTCCGCTCATCGTCTCGGTATAGGCGAAGCGATGGAGCATCTTATATCGGGATAGATTCCTGTGCCTCTGCTGTATGCCCGTCCGGTTAGGGATATAGGGCAAATCGAATAGCCTAGGCATAGGCTTCTCTTATCTTCTTCATCATCTGCCAGGTACTGTAGATACTTCGCTTGCAGTCGAAGAGCGGGTCGTGTGCCGCACCCTCGTCATCGGCGATGTCCTTGTAGTCCGTAGTCAGGGCGTAAGCCTTGTCTAGGTCGAAACGTTCCTCGTTTGGCTCGGCTGCATCCCAGATGATTCTCGCAAGTTCAAGATAGAACGTTCGATGATCTCTCAGTTGGGTATGCTTAATCTGGAACTTGATGCCCAGCTTGTAACAGATATATCTCAGGATAGCTGGGTCAAAGTCGGTACCCTGCGCCCAAAGGCAAAGGTCTTCATCACCGAGTTTCTTCTTCACATCTTGTATCCACTCGAAGAACCACGTCACTACCACATCAATAGGCTGGCAAGGTGACTCGTCGCTGTCGCTATCGAGCAAGGCAGCTTTTGCCTCGTCACTCTGCTTTGCCCACCAGTCTGCCGTCGATTGATCAAAGGCGAACCCATTCAGGAACATGCTTCGCAGGTCAACGTGGGCAGAGAATGTGGAATTTCTCAAAACGCCGTCACCTTCATCAAAGAAGGGACTCTCTTTACCGTAGCGCTTCCATGCCACCGCGCCGATACTCATAACGGCTGCGGTGGGAGAAAGCGAACAGGTTTCAAAATCAACAGTTACATCTATCATTTGTAGTTATGAATGTTTCATTAAAGACCAGCGATGGAATCGCTGGGAACGGGAGCGAGGGGGATATGACAGCTTAGGCTACTCTTGTCTGCAAGAGCGCCCTGATGCCTTCCTGCTCCCACGGTTTCCAATCATCGGCGGTAAACCGCTTGATGATGGTGGTGCGGCTCATACCGCGTTCCTCCATAAAGGCAAAGAACTTCATGCAGAGACCGCTGCTGGCTTTTTTCAGACAAGTGTAGAATACACCTGGCTCCTCGCTCTTGGCAGCCTCTGTCAGATAACCTTTCTTTCCAATCTCGTTACCCAGGGCATCGGTCTCCACATACTCGGATAATAGGTTAGCTACTTCCGGTATAGCTAAGAACTGCTTTTTGCAGTTCTTGATGCCTAGGATTTCCCAGGCATCGAAACCCTTCTGGAAGAAACGAAGGTAAAAAGTCGAAATCGTGAAGCCTTTGGCTGATAAAAACTCAGCTAAGTTCTTCTTTTCGTCAGCAGAAATATCATTTACCTCTAACGGAGTATTATTCTGCGTAACTTTTTCTATAATTTCCTTTGTCATCTCAATTTTATTTCTTAATTTTGGTGCAAATTTAGGAAATAAAATCATAACTACCAAATGTTACCTATATTTTCTTTCAGAAATTAGGGGAATTTAACATAGGTAAGGTATATTAATTGATTTTCAGATGAACAGATTAGAGTTTATTCACCTTTTAAAAATAGTTGAGATATGAAGTACTTTTATAACTACAGCTTCCTCGACAAGTGGATGGAAGCAAACAGAAAAATCACCAATAAGCAAATTATGAAGGCTATGGGTACTACGAGTAATGCGTGCCTGGATAGCTGGATAAGAATGAAGTCGCCGCTGCCTACCATCGCCCTGCTGCGCTTCTGCAATGCGTTTCACGTTCCGCTATCGGCATTTATTGTGGATGCGGATGCTCAGACGGGAGAGAACGATGAGGGCATAGAGCACGTGCAGCCTGGTATTGATGATCAGTTTGAGCCAGATGGCGGATATATAGATAATGACGAGAAGCGCAAACTGGGTACGCGTGTCCTGCGCAATCCGCTCGATGTGGAGAGAGTGAAATCGGTGGTGCCTGGGTGGACCAGCGATGGAATCGCTGGGGACGGGGGCGCAAAGGGGCGCAAGCAAAAAGAAGAGTACAAAAGAGAGGATGCCCCTGCCCCTATGAATGAGACTGCCCCTACTCCGATTGCGGAGCCTGCTCCTGATGCTGATCCGGGCATCAGCATGGCCACCCTTAACCGCATGCTCGATATTATCGCCGAGCAGCAGAAGCAGATTGGCGAGCAGCAGAAACTTATCAGTGAGCTGACTCATCGACTGAACATTCAGCAGAACGGCTTGGGTATGGTGGCGGAAGATATACACCATCGGGAGTAGTTAAGGCTTTTGCCCTTGCAGGGCGCATTCCTGCTGCGATGTTTACCCAGGGCGAGTGCCCTGGGCTAGGAGCTGCTGCCCCTTCAGGGCGTGTAAAAAAGCAGCCAGCTATCCATCACGGACGGCTGGCTGCAACATCGTATAACCTTTAAACTTTTTGAAAAAACTAGTAATACTAACCTAAATAAAAACTAAATAAAAACTTAAATAAAAACCTTAATTATATATGAAATACTACTTTTGCTCATTGGTTGCTGCCATTCTGCGGCGAAGGAACTCCTTCTCCTCGATTACCTGGCAGTCGCCGCTTGTGCTCTCGTAAGGCACATCGGTATAGTAGAAGCCGTGATGCAGGAAGAGTGGTGGCGTTGTGGTGCCGAAGGTGAACGGAAGCTGCGCTTCCTTTCCATCCTTGCCCTTTGCCATTTTTGGTTTGAACTGCAGGATAGCGATGAGTGCCGTTTCATTTACGATCGGAAGTGATAGCATCTCTTTCTCCAGTTCGCTGTTCTCATCAGGAATGAAGAGTGATGTGCTCTGCATTCCGTCTTTGGTAGGTGTCTGAACGTTCGTCCATCCCTCCTTGTGGATGGTGTTCTTGAACTCTACCATCACTACACCTCCGGCAAAGCCTTCGGGTGACTCGTAGTAGGTATTGGCTCCCTGCTTCTCTGCCCAGGCTCTTGCCTTCTCGCTTGCTTCACTGCATTCGGCAAGAAATGCTTTCAGCTTCTTGCCTGTCTCACTCTCCTCTGCTATCTTCAGATAGTTGTGAGGTCTGTTATCTTTACCCATAAATCCTTGTATTTTAAATCTATTATATAATTTTCGAGAAAAATTGTATTTTTAAGTATATATTTTCGGCGAAATATTGTATTTTCTGCTAGGTGGGGGGGGGCCGCTAGGCGTTCCGGCGGATTTGAAATCCGCCGTCTAAAAAGGCTCGACATATTTCCTTGCGGATTTGAAATCCGCAGCCATAAGGCTTTTTAAATCTTCGCCTTGCAATAGATGACTGGCTCCCCGCTTTCATCGTTCCGCATTTTGAAGCCACGATAACCTAACTCCAGGAGATATAGGCTCAACGGGTCGCCAAGCGGACAGACTACTGCTTTGAAGTAACTTCGCAGTTGGTAATCGGTGTAGGTATCGCAACCTTCCGTCCAATGATCCTGCGGTTCATACTGATTGCAGAAGGCTTCTATCTTTGCCGGAATGACAAAATCATGCAGCGTCACTTCTGCCTGCTCCTCATTATCTACGAGGTCGTAATCATTTCTGTTCTTTCTTCCCTTGCCCATGGTCATCATGCTTTTTGAGAGTTGTCAGTAACAGCACCACTACTAATATCAGGAACAGGGCAAAGGCGTTCTTTCTTGCCGTTTCCTGCCAGGTTGCCTTTCTTGCCTCCCTGGTGTTTTTTTCCGGCGTATCTGATAGGCTGTCGGTTGCTTCCCAGTGAGTACTCACGTTGCTGCGGGTGCGGACGGATAGGCTGTCGATGGTTTTCTGCATCTGATTGATTTCCTGCTGCTGCATCCGCAAACGTTCATCGTAGGATGACTGGTTGCTGTGGCTGCCTTTGCGGTGGGTAGTGCGGTTGATCGTCTTCTGCCTGTTGCCGGAAGAATCGGTAGTCTCGGTGATATGTTCCTGGATGTTTTCTTCATACTCGCCCGATTCCGAGGAGGTGACAGTGGTCTGTTTATCCTCGATGAGCTTCCTGGCTGCACTATCACTTGCCGCTACCTGCTTATGCACGCTATCCGTCTGCTCGGTCCTCACGCTATCCTTCACCTCCTGGTGGTTATCGCTAACCACCCGTCGAGAAGTAGTGCAAGCCGCGAGCATCATCATCGCTACTGCTATCAAGAGTAGATGAATAATCTCTTTCCTTTTCATACGTTTTCATTTATTTAATGTTTCTGGTGCAAAGGTACGAAAAGAAGGGGAAACGGGTGGGACAAAAAAAAGGTAAAAAGGAGATTTAACCTTTTTACCTTTTTACTTTTATCCGCGGTAGAACACCGGAGCGAAAGACCCTTTGCAATCGAAGAACTCCTTTGCCTTGTCTTCAATACCCAACTTTCGGATCATATCGAAATCATCATCGCTGCACTCCACACAGAACCTTCCGTTCTTCATGCCGACGAAGGAAATGCGGGAAATCAGTGATTTCTCAGCATCGCCTATAACGAGCTTGCAGAATGCCTTCCACTTGTCGCTGCCCTCGCCTACCTCGGTAACGAGTTTACCTTCTGTAGGCTGATGCACATGGGCGAATATATCACCCTCTACTGGTGTGCCTTTTTTCGGTGTGCGGTTCTGTTTGTATCGCTCATTCAGAGTGGCGGCCACGTCCATATTCTTATCCTTTGATAGATGATTCTCGCCAACAACCGTGCGTCTCACATGAAACCTGATAAAGTCGGGATCACCTTTTCGCTTACCCGATTTATAGATGATGTCATCGTCTTTCAACTCATCAAATACGATGTCCGTCTGTGATAACTTCTCCATCCTCTGCAAATCCCTACATACCACATCGAGAACCTGTTTTCGGAACTGCGAGAACTTGGGGTATTTGTTCATCACAGGCTCGCCAAATTCGTTTTTCAGAATTTCTTTCTTGTCGGCATCAATCTCTACCAAACCGAGATAAGACTTCAATTCCAGGAAAGGCACCGATATATCCATACTGCGGTTCAATCCTATCTGGCGCAAGAGATAGATATATACGCGCGGTGTATTCACGTTCTTTGCAAACTTCGCTATCATAGATATATGGTGAATATACCCCTGCCCCATATCAAACACCCGCTTAGAAAGTTTCGGGTCAATCTCAAGCATAATATATCCCAATATGCGGCTCACTTTCTTTCCGTCCTTAGTTGTATATCCGTTCTTCGACGATGGAATACTCATTCGGCTGAATATATGAGCAAACTCGTCGCTACCATCGGGCAGTGTACTCCTTACCGTCATATCGAGAATGCTTGTCTTCAGCTCCGCTCTCAACTTCTGATAGCTCATATTCTCGCAAGTAATGAAATCATGAATATCTATCTTGATAGGTGGAATATTCATCACGATATGATCTACACCTTGCTCAAAAAGAAAATCAGAACGAGCGTCGCCCAACTGCCTCTTCTCCAAAAAGTATTCATCTACAAACTTCTGCAGGTGTGTGCTTGTTATCATCAACACATTCTGCTGAAACAGAGAGTATTGTCTATCCAGTTTCGTGAGCGAAAAAGGAGTGTTTATCCAAGCTAAACCATTGTTTTTATTTTCATCACTCATATCAAATCTGACTTTTCGTTTACCTAAATCTGACTTTTCGTTTACCTAAATCTGACTTTTCATTTACCTAAATCTGACTTTTCGTTTACCTAAATCTGACTTTTCGTTTACCTAAATCTGACTTTTCGTTTACCTAAATCTGACTTTTCGTTTACCAACGAAATTATAAATACCTGAATATCAATACGTTAGAATTTTCCTAATATATATAATATAAGTAATACTATAATTTTCTATTTAAAGACTTCGTTTTGAGGTAAACGAAAAATCAGATTTAGGTGGTAAAATTGGTTCCAAGAACTATACCCTTAGGTACCGAAAACTATACCCCTAGGTACTATTTCGGTACCTAATCGAGATATAAAAGACTTTAGTAAGATTTTACCTCAATCTGACTTTTCGTTTACCTGACTGTCTGGTTGGCTGAAACGATCGATAAACTCCATCACGCCCTGCGCTGCCAAGTCCTGAAGGCTCTTGCCCGTGCAGACTTTTATCTGCACGAGCTTGAAGTAATACTCCATAGGGAGGGAGATCTTTACACCCTTCTCTGCCTTCAAAGGCTTCATGCCAGATGGCATTCCGCTATTGAGAGATGATGAGGGACCAGCGATAGAATCGCTGGGAACGGGGGCTATCTCCTCGGCGTTTTTTTTCTCGGCAGGTGTCTGCTCGGCTGGTGTCTCTTCTGCTGGCTCCTGCTTTGCTGCCGGAGCATTCTCTTCTGTTGATTCCAAATCCACTGTCTGGGTCTCAGTCTTTTCCGGCTCCTCTGCTGCCGATGACTCTGAATCGTAAATATCTTCAATATTCCTCATCGCCTTCGACTTGGTAATATCAAACTTTGAGAAGCCGTTCTGTGCTTGTCTTGCCATAATCGCTAAACATTTAATATTAAACACTATTTAGGCATACTTGCCAATATCTCTTTCGTGAAGGCTGCATAGTCGTTGCCTACCCTGCTGTATGGCGCATAGGTAAAAATATCCTTCGACATCGCCTGCGCTTCCACCATCTTGGTGTCTCGGCGGGTGTAGGCATCAAACATATAGTCGTCGAACTTATCACCCAGATACTCCTTGAACTGCTTGGTAGCCTTCGTCTGATCGTTACTCATCACCATCAACAAACCTCGAATATCCAGGTTAGGGTTCAAGTCTTCTCTCGTCTCCTTGATGGCATTCAGGATTTCAGCAATACCTTTCGTGGCCAGCATTTCCAACTGTACTGGAATAACTACGCTTGTGGCGCAAGAGAGTGCGTTATGGGTGAGCAATGACATAGCTGGTGGGCAGTCTATCAGGATATAGTCGAACACCTCTTCTACCTTCAGCCCGTCCTTGCCGGCAAACTCGTTTTTTACCTTCTGCCCGTCCTTGTCGGTGAACTCATCATCCTGCATCACGGCAAAAGGTTTTGCCAGCAGTTTTGTGAGCGCCTTGCGAGGTACCGGCATCTGATTGAGGAACGGCTCAATGCTTATCAGATTTGCCGATGCAGGTGCGAGATGGATGCCTTCTTCTACCTGGTACACTGGAAGCGGCGACTGCTTGATGAGCGCATCATATATCGTAGGCTTGCCTGGATTCTGCACTTCACTCCATCCGAAAAGGAAGGAGAGACTTGACTGTGGGTCTAAGTCGATGAGCAACACGCGAGGCTTACGCTCCTTGCCATCCTCGCCCTTGCCGAAATAGCCCTTGCCATAACGGCGCAAGCCAGTTGCCAAACTCTGAACTGATGTTGTCTTACCTACCCCACCCTTGTGATTCACGAAGGCGAGAACTTCTTTCAATCTAATTTCTGCCATTTCTTGTAATGTATTAAAAACGTTCTACTTCTAGTTTATTCTTTAAAAGTTTAAAAGTACAATCGTACCGAAGTACTAATGTACTAAAGAAGAAAAGTGCTAAAGTGGAAATCAGCCAATGTGTTAAAGTGGAAATCCATCAACGAACGAATGAAGGTATCCTTAAATGTACCAAAGTACTTTTCTACTTCGGTGCAAAAGTACTAAAAAATATTCATTCCCACAAATAATTACCTTATTATTTTTTAGATTTTAATCATATTTAATTATTAGTATCTATAATAGTACTTTAGTACTAAGGCGCAAACGTACCGAAGTGCGAAAGTGCTAAGGAGCTAAAGTGCCGAGGAACGAATGAGCTAAGGTGTAAAAGTACTAAGGTACTAAAGAACAGATGTACCAAAGTACTAAGATGTAGTTGTACTAAGGTACGAAAGTATTAATGTGCTGAGGTATGAAAGTGCGTTAGTACTAAGATACATAAGATACAAATATACGAAAGTATAAAGGTGTAAACGTACAAAAGTACAAAAGTGCAAACATATCACAAAGTACGAAAGTACTAAAGTGCGAATGTACCTTTTTAAATTTCCCTATAGCCTATAAACTATCAACTAAATCTCAACATCAAAACCCTTTTCGCTCCATTCAGTATTCAGCGACATAGAGATGCCCGATTGATGATTGAAGTACTGACCCTTAATCGTTGTAATCTTATTGCGCTCAAACTGCACATCAGGAACCGTGAAGGTGGAGTAGGGCTTATCAGTCTGCTGGCTGTCATTGGTGTTCAACACTCCATCGCTTTGGGCGCAAGAGCCGAAGCCCGCACTCGCTGCCATCATCAGTAAGGTGGTGGCAAATAAAAACATTCTAGTTTTCATAAGCCAAAAATTTAAAAGGTTTGAGTTTATAATTTTGTCGCAGCAGGGCAAAATCCGTGGATTTTCCCTGCTGCTATAAAGTTGCCATAATGCTGCCATAACGTAGCCGATACGTAACGGCTATTACTCCATCATGTTAGGGTCTTTGTCATACTCGCTGGCGGCTTCCTGCTGCCACTCGTCATGCTTCTTCTTATAGAGTTCCTTCTGATACTCTCTGTCCAGAAATTTGTTCCACTCCTTTTCAAATTCCTCCTTCACAAATTTTCGTATCGGTCCGAGATACTTCTTTTCATCCTCACAGATGATGCGATTTCTCTCTTTGCGTAGGTCAGCATCACTTGAGGTTGATTTCCGGAAGAAGATTCCGAACTCAACCTTTGAACTCATCAGCTTGCAGTATTCTATCAGGAAAGGAACCAGGTAGTCTTTCAGCGTCTCAAGTACATCCATATCTCCATCCTCTAAACCGAGATTCGTAAAGCGCAGATTCTTCAATAAAGACATAACTAATACTTCCTTGTCTGTTTCTACCGTCAGTTCGTAGGATGAATATCCGCCATCAGGAAATTCGTCATTATAGAAATCGTAGTCAATAAATACCTTTAAAGAACCGGTCATATTCGATTTGTCTATCCTTAATTCCGCAACACTATAATTTAACTTTATTTATAAGTTCCTGAGCAACAAAAAGTTGCCCAGGATTTTGCCATGTCAGAATTTTCA